TCAAAAAATAAGTTGTGATTGAAGTCCGCCTGCCGGATGCGGGATCACTTCATTAATTAGATTAGGCTTCGTTATATATTTTACAAACGTTTCATGACTGACGAACGTTGCGCCGCAGTTGATATTCTGGCATTGGTTATAACGTTCTTTAGTTTCGTTCGTGAACTCGCGTGATGTACGAGTGTGCGCGGCGTGGCCGCAGAGAGGGCATTTCATCATGATTGATCTACCTTTTATCATCATGTTGATATTGTGATGATTATAGCAATCACTGGTGGTATTTACAGTATTTATTGCTTATCTGTCAGTCACGCATTTCAACATCAGAGATTTTCACTTCAAACTCAAGCGCCGATGTAAATCCGTTGTCATTCAGCGAATGTGACACCCGCGTTAAATCCACTCTGCGCCGTCGATTTCCGGCTTAAAGCCGTGAACCTTAACCGGCATTTCCGGGTAAATATCTGCCCGCCCGCGTGCCAGATTAATAGACAGAGAAGCAACGCCGCGCTGCATTTTTTCCCAGGCGGCTTTGGCTGCCCGTTCAGCATTATTTTGTTGGCGTAGGTGTGCGAGAGGGTGAGCACGTTTCCTTCTTCTCCTGCCAGATAATCGCCCTGTGGGTCATCCGGTTTTTTGGTTTTCTCAGGACTGGTTTTCTTTTTCGCCGCTTTCGTTTTACGGCAACCTCATCTTTTTTCTTCGGTTTGCGGGTGTTGAGCCATGAGGCAACAACGCCGGTGTATGCGCCCCTGTCAGCCAGTGAGAAGCGGTAGCCGTCACCAATTGCACGGGTGATCAGCAGTGGAGGGATCGGCTGGCCGGAAGCGGTTTTACCGCCCCCCTGCGGCATAAACAATAATTGTCCGTTCTTAATGGTGGCAATGGCACCTTCCTGTTTACCGATCCGGGCCAGAAATGAGCCGTCTGATTCGTTGGTTTGGTCAATATGGGCGATTTTAATTCCGGACAGGTCTTTATTGATGACCGGCTCAACATTATTCCGTTTGGCAATAGTCGTGATGATGTCGCCCAGTGTCTTATCGTGGTAAGACATTTCGCGTTTGTGTTCAGCGTTGACCGGAAATCAGCACTGCGGCCGCGTATGATCAGCTTGTCAGGCGGGCCGCTGTGCTCTATTTCGTCAACAGTAAATTTCCCTTTAAAAATCAGCGGTTCATTCTTCCAGCCTAAGTGCAGCGATAACACTTCACCGCGCTTTGGCAGCATCATTTTGCCGTCGGCATCATCGATCTCGATGTCCAGCTGGTCGGCTTCAAAGCCCCGGTTGTCCGTCATTGACAGGGAAATAAGCCGCCCCTGAATACGATCACTGATATTGACCGTTCCGGCGGAAAGGGCATAGTCCGGAGTGCTTTCAACACCCGTGAGGAATGAATCTGTCATGATAACAGTCCTCCGATCCCGTCAGTGATTTTTGTGCCAAGGTTGCTGAGTTCGGCAGCGGCTACATCCAGTTGCTGACTGATATCCCCGAACATTTCAGAGAGCGATTCATCAACGCGGGTCAGTTTCAGAGTGAAATCAATTTTACGTGCAGCATGATCACTGAAAAACTCACTTTTGCTTTTGCTGATACTTTCAATGACGAACATTCCGTAAATGGTGCCGTCACCGCCGATGAGAGACCAGGCTTTTCCTGTTTCGGCCATCAGTTCAAGAGTCAGCAGAGAGAGCCGCCCGCCGGTGAATGACGGATACAGGGTACCTGACAGGGTGATCGGGTCGTTGGACGGCCCGACATATTGCCATGACGGGCGCTTCCCGATGCGGTTGTTATAGGCGAAACGGTATTGTTTTTCTTCCTGCATCCCCTGAAACGGGACTGTCCGGCGTTCAAAGACAAACAGCCCGAGTGCTGCCATTGCCATAATTAAAACTCCTCTGTATCGCGGTATCCGCTACGTGCGGCGGCTTGTTTTTGTCGTTCATGGGCTTCGAGTTGCCGGGCAACCTCCCGCCCGATATCCTGCGCGGAGTGTGCCGGAGTCGGATAGATGTTGATGATAGGCGCGGATGATTGCTGTGATGAACTGTAGCTATTGCTGCCTGCGCCGGGTGATTGCGCCGGTGCTGCCGCTATTGGTTGTGACAGGGTACTCAGTGCCAGCATAGCGAGTGCTGCCGTACTTTTCCGTCCGGTCACATTTGCCGGGCCGTCCACCACTTCCGGCCCATTCTCACCAACAATACCCCACTGACCACGCGGAATATGTCCGCCGGAATCATAGGCTCCGGCGTACTTTTTCGGTGGAATGCCCCAGTTAGCGGTACGGATGCCGCCGGACATGGTGGTTTTCTGCGTAGCTTCCACGGCGTTGACAAATTTCGGATCTTTTTTGGCTTCGATTAACCAGTCCGGCGTGAGGGCATCTTTTGCCATCTGTTTGAGTTCACCGAATTTATTTTTAAGATCTGTCCATTTTTCGTTAATGCCGTTGATGACGCTGTCAATCATGTCAGACGCGGCTTGCTTCATGGTTGCCGGGAGGTTCTGAATATCTGTGATGACCTGATCCCATTTGGTTTTAATGGTAGTTTTCACGGTTTCCCACAGGTCAGACATGTATTTTTTTATGCCATCCCAGTTGCGGTAAATAATCCCAGGGAGAGAATATTGCAGGAAAAATTTTAATCGCGCCCCACGCACCGGTGACAATACGGGTGATCCAGTTCCAGGCGGCAGAACAGGCGTTACTGATGTTTGTCCACATGCTGCTGTAATAAGCAGAAATTGAGTCCCATGCAGATGAGAAGATCCGGACTACATCCGCCCATAATTTTTTAAAGAATGAGGCGATAGAGTCCCAGTTTTTATAAATTAGGTAGGCAATCCCGGCGATCACTGCGCCGATAAGGAATATCGGGTTAGTCAGCAGGGCTTTACCCATTCCGAACAGGGCAATGCTGACAAATTTAATACCTTTTGCCAGTAGCCCAAATGCGCCAGCACCTTTGATACCAAGTACTGACATGCTGAGTTTCAGCATTGCTACAGGGCCGAGCATGGCGGCAAGCATAAGCGTAATAGCACCGCCGATGGTCAGAACGACACCCAGCGCGAGAGCGATTTTTGTCAGGGTGTTTGTCAGTTCCGGATTGCGTTTTGTCCATTCACCAACTTTTCCGATGATCTCAGTGACAGATTTCGATATAGACCGTAATGGGCTGTCAACTCCACCGAAAATCTGAATACCGACATCTTCCCATGCAGAAACAAGGTTTTTAATATCGCCGTCAAGGTTATCAGTCATGGTGTCGGCTACTTTCTGCGCTTCACCTTTAGCCGCTTTGACTTCGGCAATCATTTTTTGCAGTTCGCCTTTACCGGCCTGCTCTGTCAGTACCGAAAGGGCGGAGAACGCTTCTTCTCCGGCGATGTGCTTAAAGTATCCGGCACGCTGCGCGGTACCCATTTTTTTGTTTTCTTGTCGAGTTCAGCGAGGACCTCCGGCAGGCCGCGTAAGTTACCTTTGGCATCCCGGGTCTGATATTCAGTTTTTCCAGTGCATCAGCAGCCTGTTTAGGTGGCTCTGCCAGACGGCCGAGAATAGAACGTAGGCTGGTACCGGCCATACTGCCCTGAATACCCGCATCGCCGAGTTTACCGGCAGCGACTGCTGCTGTTTCCAGATCCACGCCCAGCCCGGAAGCAACCGGTGCGACGTACTTCATGGTGTCGCCCAGCATGTTCAGGTTCGTGTTTGATCGGGTAAATGTTGCGACAAGTGTGTCACTGACGCGGTTCATTTCATCTGAGTTTAGTTTGAACCCGGTCAGAATGTTTGATCCGATGTCTGCGGTTGTTGCGAGGTCAATATCACCGGCAAGCGACATAGACAAAGTGCCTTTCATAGCATTCTGTATCTGCTCCGGCTTGAATCCGGCCATTGCGTAGAATGCCTGACCCTGTGCAACTTCGTTTGCAGTGAATGCGGTTGTCGCCCCCAGTTCACGGGCCTGACCGCGCAGGGCTTTATATTCATCCGAATTTTTATCAAGACGGGTCAGCGCCTGAACCTTTGACATACCGGTTTCAAATTCATAGCCCGGCGCCAGAAACTTTTACTTGCGTACAGGGATGCGCCGCCCGTTGCCATAGCTGCCGCACCTGCGCCGGCCATTTTGTTTCTGACATCCATCGTTTTCTGATAGCTGCCTTTCGCCGCTGCCATGCGCTTTTCCTGCTCTGCGCTGCGGCGTAACTGCTGCTCCTGCCGTTGCAGTTGCTGAGTGGTACGGGCAATGTCCCCGTTCAGGCGGCGCTGTGCCTGCCCGAGGTTATTAGTCGATATGCCGGATTGCTGTAATTCCGTGCGCTGACGCTGTACGGATTGTTGCAGTTCACCGAATTATTTTCAGCTGTGCAGCCTCCCGCTGCGCACGTTTCAGGCGTCGACTGCTGCGCGTGGGATTTCCTGATGCGCTCATTTCACGGGCGAGAGCCGCGACACGCTGCGTTGCCGCCTGATAAGTCTGTTTGTTTCGGTGAGTTGCTGCTTTGTTCTGCGGAAGCCGTCAATCTGCCCGGCCTGTTTGTTGAGTTCTTTCAGTGCGTCGCGGGACTGGCGGACTGCGCCCGCCAGCCGTTTATTGGACTCCTGCGCACTGCGGAACGGTCGCGTTAATTTATCGACGGCATTTAACACAACCTGTAAACGGAGGTTTCTGCTCATTCACTGTTACCGCTGCGTTTGTAAGCGTGATAACGCCATTCAATTAATTCTGTCAGGCTCATATCCGCCGTGGCGGATGGTGGCCAGTGAAAAATGGTGGCAATATCTGCCACCAGATCATCAACCGTCAGCTGTTCTGGTAGTCTGTCCGCATCGACTTCGGCAGCAAAAATTCACCACCTCAACAGACAGGTTCAGCAGATCGCCCGGGTCCATCGCCAGAATTTCCGGTTTGGTCAGCGCCGGTGTGGTGACACGCGGAAGAACGTCAGTCATGTAGTTCACATCCATTTCAAGCAGGGCCTGTAAACGGACACCGCGCAGTGCGCCGGAATTCGGCTTGCGTACAACCACTTCTCTGATTTCAGTCTCACCGCGTCTGATTGGCTCATCCAATACAACGGTTGCCTGTGTTTTTACAGTTTGTTCAGTCATTTATGCGTTCCTGTTAAAGCCCGAGTGCGGCGCGTTCATCAGACATACGGTCTTCGCCGTCCACTTTTTCAACCATGTTGACGACATCAATCTCAATGAGATCAGCACCGTCCCATGTCAGTTTGTAATAGACAGGTTTGAAGCTGAATTTAACCTGCGTATTTTCGCCCGCTTTGGCACTGCCAGGATCAATCTCCGAGAGCCGCCCGCGCACAACAATTTCACAGGCTGTTGACTCTTTGGTGTCCTGCCGCTGGTAAAACCGGCAAAGCGCAGCTGTACACCGTCAACCTGCACAATCCCCCACTGTTTATAGATTTGCGCCTCAATACCGCCGAGCGTTATTTCCATATCCAGTGCGCCGTCATCCAGACCCATATCAATCTGAACAGCGCCGTTCATGCCGCCGCCGCGATACGCCTCTAATTTGCGGGTCAGTTTCGGCAGGGTGACTTCCTCAACAACGCCTTGGTAATTCTCGCCGTCGTTGAACAGGTTCATGTTTTTTAATTTACGTGGTAATCCCATGATCAACCCTTAATCTTTGATGAAAAATCCATCAGATAGCTGTCGGTGATACGTTGTTTAAACGTAATATTTTCGGCAGGCGGAACCGGCGTATAGTTGTAATCAATCGCCAGTTTGCCGGATTTCAGCTCGTCCTTGTCGTTGGCGTCCGGATCGAACCAGCATTCCCCGCCGAGCAGATAGCCGTTCGTTGTCAGACTGCGCATTTTGGCGTTAACGCCGTCAATGATGTCTTTGACCAGTGTCGGCGTCAGCGGCTTATCAACAGCCCACATATGCGCTTCCGCCATTGTGTCCGCCAGTACCTGCGCGGTGCGGGTGTAGTTTTCGAAGGCAAACTGCGGATCGTCTGAACAGGTGCGGGAACCCCAGAAACGGAAGCCGTCCTCACGGATCAGTGTGGTGATGTCGTTTTCATTCAGCAGCCCTGCATCGGTTGCCGGGTCCTGTAAATCCCACGACACATCCGCAGAAATGCCGGTAACACCATTCACACCGATGTTTGACAGGGTTTTGTGCCAGCCGATCTCCTGGTCGATTTTGGCACGCAGTCCCAGCGCCCGGGCGGAAGCATAGGCGGTGGCTTCGGCATTCTTCACGGTATCCCACGCGAGATAGTCCGGGAAAAGCAGCATCAGTTCGCGCTGACTGAAATTTTTGCGGTATTCCAGCACTTCCTCAATGGTTTTGCAGCCGAACGCTGAGGCGTAAGCAAACCCGCGCAGGGACTGAGCGACATAGGCGGTGGCTTCGGCATTCTTCACGGTATCCCACGCGAGATAGTCCGGGAA